CCCCGAAGGAGCCTGCCGCATGAGCACCACCGTGACCGAGGCGGCGAACCCGCTGCACTGGCTGCAGCGCGCGACATCGCTGATCGTCCAGACCGACCTGGCCAACCGCGACCCCAGCGTGCGGCAGATCGCCATCCTGTTTCACCTGGCCGATCAACCCGAGCCGGCGCCGAGCATCAAGGAGATCGCAGCGCACTTCGGCATCAACAAGCCGGCCACCACCCGCAACGTCGATCGGCTGGAAATGGTCCACAAATTCGTCAAGCGGACCCAGGACCACCAGGACCGCCGGCGCGTGGAGGTGCGCATCACCCCGGCCGGCCGGACCTACGTCAACCGCCTGGTCGACGGGCTGCGGGGGGCGTCGTGATCGATCTTTCGTTCCCAAGCTGGCGCCACCTGCTGGTCAGCGAGGTGATCGCTGACATGCCGCACGACGAGCCTATCAACGTCCGGTGCGCGTGGGCTCGTGCCGAAGGCGCCATTGTCCGGGCGCAAGCAGTGGCCGATCTCTACCAGCGCCCCGTGAACGTATGGGCCTCGCGCCCCGGTCGCCCAGACGAGCTCTATGGCGGCTGCGTGCCTACCGCATTTGCCGTGCCGGGGCATCCGCTATGACGGCGGTGAACCTCTGCCACATGCCCCAGCCGATGGCCGCCCCGGAGGCGGAGATCTACCACAAGCTGCGCGAGATCCACTGCGGCCAGCAGGGCGCCTCCCACGACTGCATCGGCGTCGTCAGCCTGGACCGGGCCGGCATCACGATGCGCTGCAAGCGGTGCGGCGACGCCCGCCAGACCTATCCGCAGGACGGCTCCCCATGACGTCGCGCGCCCTGCGGATGCTCTACCGCGGCATCCCCCCCACCTCGGCGTGCGTGGCCGGCTGCATCGGCTGCTGCGGCCCGGTGCCATGGTCGGCCGAGGAATTCGCCCGGGTGCAACCCGATCTGCCCCTCGGCTCCCGCATGACGACGCTGTTCGGCAGAGTCACCGTGGAGAACCCGGCCACCGGCAAGTGCGCCTTCGCGTCGCCGGCCGGCTGCCGGGTCTACGACCGGCGCCCCTTCATGTGCCGCCTGTTCGGCGCCGTCGCCGAGGAACCGATGCTGGCCTGCCCCTATGGCGTGCGCGCAGCGCGGCCTCTGTCGCCCCGCCAAGCCGCGGCGCTGCGCGACCGCTACGACCAGCACCCCCCGCTTGCCCCCGCCGCCCCGGGCGCGCCCCAGGCGGATGGCGCTGCACCTCCCCCAACAAGGAACGACCCATGAAACACCGCCAAGCCCCCAACCGGTGGACGCTGCGCTCGCTGCAGGCCCATTGCGCCGCGGGGATCCGGCAACAGGCCCCTGATGGTTCCTGGATGCCCGCCCGCTGCCTGGGCATGGACTCGCTGACCTCACGCCTTGCGCTGGCGTGGTCCGTCTTCATCGGGCGCGCCGACGCCCTGTTCTGGAGCGACAAGCCATGAGCGATAGTCCCCAGCCGCCCGAGGAATGGGCCAAGGTGGAGATCTTCGGCCACCGCAGCCATGTCGGCCGGATCGCCGAGGTGGAGCGGTTCGGCACGACGATGCTGCGCATCGACGAACCCACCGCCGACCCCGCCGTTTTCACCACGCATTTCTACGGCGGCGGCTCGATCTTCTCGATCGCCCCGGTGACCGAGGAGGCCGCCCGCGCATGGGTGGCGCGCTATCGATACGTGCCCCCGCCCCGCCCGGCGCTGAGCGTGGACGGCGGCGACATCGATGGCGACGACGGAGACAACAAGGGAATCCCGTTCTGATGGACCCGCACCCCAAACTCCCCGCCGGCCAGAGGAAAGCCGCATGACCGACCATATTCCCGACGCCGGCAAAATGGTCCCCCGCCGCATCCAGCGCCGCCGCACGAAGGGCGGGAAGATGCCGCCCGGCGCCGTCTACGTCGGGCGGCCGACCATGTGGGGCAATCCATGGGAGTGGCGGATGGTCCTCGATCTGATGCCCGACGAGCTCGGCGACGCCACGCCGGCCGATGCCCGTGGATGGGTGGTCGACACCTATCGCGATTGGCTCGGACCTGACGGCGAGGACATGCCGCCACCCGCGCGCGCAGACATCCGGTCCGACATCCTCCGCCGCATCGGCGAGCTGCGCGGTCGCGATCTCGTCTGCTGGTGCCGGCTCGACCAGCCCTGCCACGCCGATGTGTTGCTGGAACTGGCCAACACCCCGCTGCGCTGCGAGGCGGCATGAGCCTCACTCGCCCGCTGCTGCGATGGCACGGTGGCAAATGGCGACTCGCGCCCTGGATCATCGAGCACTGCCCGCCCCACAAGACGTATGTGGAGCCGTTCGGCGGGGCCGCCTCTGTGCTGCTGCGCAAGCCCCGCGCCTATGCCGAGGTCTATAACGACCTCGACAGCGAGGTCGTCAACCTGTTCCGCGTGCTGCGCGGCGCCGCGGCGCCGGCGCTGATCCGCGCCGTGGAAATGACCCCCTTCGCCCGCGAGGAGTTCGACCTCGCCTACGAACCGATCGACGATCCGGTTGAGCGCGCCCGGCGCCTGGTGGTGCGCAGCTTCCTTGGCTTCGGCAGCACCGGGGCCAACATGCACATGCGCACCGGCTTCCGCTCGAATGCCTACAGTTCCAACACCCACCCGGCGGCCGACTTCGCCGGCATCCCGACCGCCCTGGCCGCGATCGCCACACGCCTGCGCGGCGTCGTCATCGAGCATCGCCCCGCGCTGGATGTGATCCGCCAGCACGACGCGCCGGACACGCTGTACTACGTGGATCCGCCGTACGTCCTCGGCACCCGCAGCAGCAAGGTATGCCGCGGCCGTGTCGCCCACGGCTATGCGCACGAGATGACGGACGGGGACCACGCCGACCTGCTGGCGCTGCTGCTGCGCGTCCAAGGGATGGTGCTGCTGTCGGGCTATTCGTCCGAGATCTACGAGACCAGGCTGCGCGGCTGGCACCGCATCGAGCGCCACGCTCGTGACACCCGCGCCCAGGTCCGCCGCGAGGTGTTGTGGATCAACGAAGCCGCCACGGCCGCCAGCGGCCGCCGCCTGCCGCTGATGGAGGTCGCAGATGCCTGACCCCCTCCACACCCTCGCCGACGTCCTGGCCCGCTACCATGGCCGCATCGGCCGCACCGCCCTGTTGCGCCACCTCGCCGCCGTGCCAGTCTATGCCGGAGGCCCCACGCGCTGGGCCAATCCCTGGGACTTCCGCGCCTACCTGCCCGGCGCCGCCGATCCCCCGCAACAGCGCCAGGTCGCGGCCGACCGGTTCCACGAAGCCCTGATCGACACTACCGGCATCCTCTCCCCGCGCCTCAACTTCCTGCCGTCCGACCTCGCCGCCCTGCGCGGTCGCGATCTCGTCTGCTGGTGCCCCCTCGACCACCCCTGCCACGCCGATGCGCTTCTGGCCCTGGCCAACGCCCCGCTGCGCTGCTCGGTGGTGGGTGCGCTGGTGGCCGCGGGTGCTGTGCCCGGCAACCCGCAGCCCGGGCTATCACTCCTGGGTCTGCGATCGCTGCGGGAAGACGTTCGATGACTGACGCCACATGCCCGCAGTGCGACGGCACAGGCACCCTGGCCGGTTTCGTCGACGGCTTTCGGCAGGGCCGACGCTATGGCGAATTCCGCAGGGACATCGTCTGCTTCACCTGCAACGGCTTCGGCAAGATCCCGCAGCAGCAGTTCAACTGGATGGAGGAGGGGCGCGTCCACATGCAGCAGCGCAAGGAGCGCGGCGAGTCCATCTTCGCGGCAGCCGCAAGGCTTGGCGTCACGGTGGCGGAACTGAACGCCATGGAGCATGGCCGCATGAACCCTGCCGGGCTGCGCCAGGACCGCGACGATGGATGACCATATTCCCGCCCCCGGCAAAATGGTGACCGCCCGCTGCGAGCCGCCGCCCGAACTGCGCGGCGTCGATGGTGCCCATTGGTTGAAAATCGGAAATACGGAGGTCGTTTACGAGTGGTACAAAGATCATCAATGCTGGCTTGATGGCGCATATGACCGCTACGCAAGCGATATGTATCGCCGTGGCTTTCGCTATCTCGCCCCCGTCACCACCCCTGCGGAGGTCGAGGCGCTGCGGGCGGAGGTCATGCGGGCCGGTGCCGAGTGCGCCGATGCAATGTCTCAAGTCGCTACCCTTCGCGCCCGCGTGGCGAAGTTGGAGGGGGCAGTGCGTTATCTTCGAGCGTTCCCAGCAGCATCGGAAGCGAAGGCTAAGGCTGACGCCGCGCTGGAGGGGAAGAACGATGACTGACCGCACCGCCGCCGAAGTGATGTGCTGCCCGGATGGGTGCGAGAAGGACACGATGCCCCGGCTGCGCGGGGAGTGCCACGCGAGTGCGTTTGTCCGCCTGACAGAGATCATCCACGCCGCCGGCTACATGA